TAGACCTGCAGTAGAAAAAGTCCGTGAGAAGGCGTCTTTGCCAATGTTTCCTACTTCATCGTAACGAGGGGGGTTCACATATTGCTGCCTGTACCATTCGGAGCTCCCAGACAGAATCTTTACAGGCTTATTGGGACAATCTCTAGCCCTTTCACTACTTGTAACTACGACTGCTGGTATTGCTACTGTGGCGACGACATCTGCCCTACTTGCAAAACCCCTAGCGGATTTGCTTTTGAAGGTGGTGAAGCCTGCAGTGAAGAAGTTGATTGCGAAGGTGAAAGAGAAAGTCCTAAAGAAGAAACCTCCTGTTTTGTCTCGTCGGGAACGTCTGTTGAAGCAGAGGGAAGCGAACTCTGCTGTAAAAGCTGCGAGGAAGTTGAAGGGGGAGTAAATTGTAGTTGTGGTAACTCGTGTTCGTGTGGTAGTATCTTTCCACCTGGAGTTGTAACTACTACGTCAGCACAGATTGAATGGTATGGTGAGTTTGGATGGAAGAATATACCAGATTTTTTAAGTTCACCACAATTTTTGAGTCTTGCGATCTCAAAGTCTAATCTTTTATTGGCAACTAGTTGACCAGCCATTTCGATCTGAGCATTTGCTGCTTGATGACATTGCTTCTGTAGTTTCCTATTCAATGGTATTGATAAGGTAGCAGAGAGACCAGCATTGAATGACTGGTTTGCTTTCATATCAGTACGAATAGGTTTATACCAAGTAGGTGTCATACTACCACCACTACCTACTACATCAGGTACACCATCAGGAGCATCTACATCTATTTCTATCTCTATACTTTCTCCATCTTCAAACCATCTACTACCATCATCTTTAGTTCTTGTGTCATACCACGACTCCCAAGGATAGTTCTTTACAGTGACTGTTTGTTTAACAGTCTTACCCTCTACATCTGTTAGGTTATATTGTGGTTCATCATAGAAGTCCTCCCAAGGATCTTTACGTGAATCAGCAAACTGTAGGTATGGAGTGAGGTTAAACGTAGCACCTTGACATTGCACTCCACCACCGTAGGTATTCGTTATGTATGGACCTTGTAAAACTTGTATTGCCTGGTTCGTTACTGAGCCCGAACTGTTGGCGATTGGATTAGCTGTTGCACTTACACCCCCTACACCTTCCGCCAGTGTGACAGGGGCAATCGCAAGATTTGATAGACATAATGCTGCTATTGGGTAAAGGTTGAAGTTGTGTCTGTGACACTTTTTATTTCTGTTGTTCTTTGGATGATTGTTTGATTGGTCATCCCTGGTCCTTGATACGTTTGCACGAAACTGAACGCCTCTCCTGGAGTCGTTATCGTGAAGTCTGAACCTGTACCAAGGTTTAATGAATCGAAGGAACTTGTTACGGCTCCTGTGATTGTTGCTCCATTCGTCGCTGTTCCTGACGTTGAAGGTTGTATTGTCACTGTTGATGTGTTCACGTTGGGGTTTAATGGTTGTCCGTCGTTGGATATTCCATGGCCCGATACTGAGTATTCCCATCCTGTCCTATAATCTATAGAGTTTATTGTCTCTGTGACTGTGCTTTCAGTCTCAGTATGACTCGTCATCGAGCCCTGTTGGAAGTTGGGGACCACAGGGACCGCCATAGCAGGTGCAGCACCGACACTTGCACTTACCACAGCTATCACATATGGGACATTCTTCAACTTCATTATCTTTCTTAAAAAGTTTAAGTAGATTAAACAAAACTACCTCACGGTAATTTCTGATACAAATTGACCAGTAGCCGAAGTACCAGCTCCACCAGCTGTTAAAGTCATCACACCAGCAGAGGTGATCGTACCAGCTAAGTCTCCTTTAACTCCACCTGATGACGTTAAAACTGAGCCGTATGCAGGCATATCTGCTACAACTCCAGCACTTACGTCTACACCTGTACCGATAGGATTCACCGCATCTCCTGAAGTCCAGCTTTCACTAAAGCTGAATGCAGAACCTGTAGTGTTTATATCGTATACTCCAGCATCTAGTGTTGCTGCTGCAGTTACACTTGCTGGAGCAGTTATCTTACCAAAGTGATCATCAGCAGATGCCACTTTAATATTGTTACCACTAACAGTATAGGTTGAACCTATCCTAGTTCCAGAAGTGAAAGCTGCGTCAACGGTTAGTTGGGTTGAAGTACTCAACCTATGAACTAAATCAGCACGAGCTGCCATTGGTGTAATACCAAGTAACATAACAATAGGTAGTAATTTCTTCATGTTTCTTGACATTGTTACCTAGATCTATATAGGTGATTATTACCGTCCAAACTTGTACGTTAAATAACACTTTCAGAAATCTTAAGATTGATGTTAAATAGTAGTGTCGCCATAAAGGGACACACACTAAACCTAGCTTACTTAAGGAGGAATTATGACTTACTTAACAAAATATCACGCAGCAAATCTTCCAGAATTGATGGAGAAGATTACTCGTAACGGAATTGGGATGGATGATTATCTAAATAGATTTTGGGAATCAGATATGAACAAATCTAATTATCCACCATATAATTTAGTACAATTGAATAATCATGAATCGAAACTCGAAGTCGCATTGGCAGGGTTCAAGAAAGATGAAGTCAAAGTCTATACGGAGTTTGGAAAACTATTTGTCGAAGGCATCAAAGAAGATAAAGAAGGAGATGTTGAGTATACACACAGGGGCTTGGCACAACGTTCGTTCAAACGCTCTTGGACACTCTCCGAAGATTGCGAAGTTCGACAGGTCGTATTTGCCGACGGACTCTTGTCCGTGGAACTGTGAAAAGTAGTACCCGAACATCATACACGCAAGGATTACTTGACAGTAGATTAAATGTAGTTTAAGATACACTATATAATGAGCCACGATAGCGGATCCTAATGAAAAGGCTTATCGCATTAGCAGCACTTGCTACCTTAATACCTGGTTGTGCCGAGGCACGGACTAGACTTTCGGGAGCAGGTGCTTCTTTTCCATCTAAAATATATCAAAGATGGTTCTCTGACTACGCAAAGTCAGGAGGTAACAGAGTTAACTACCAAGCAGTTGGTAGTGGCTCAGGTAGAAAAGCATTCTTAGATGAAACAGTAGACTTCGGTGCTTCCGATGATCCTATGAAGGATGCAGACATTGCTAAAGCAAAACGAGGTCTAGTCCAGATACCTATGACTGGAGGTACTATTGCCTTTGGTTATAATATGCCTGGTTGTGATTTAAAACTTACACAAGAGCAAGCAGTACAGGTTGCTATTGGTGAGATAAACAACTGGTCACAGGTAGGTTGTGATGACCATGCAATGACTTGGGTGTATCGTTCTGATGGTTCAGGAACTACTGCTGCTTTCACAAACTCTATGCAAGCATTCAGTAAGAAGTGGAAGTTAGGTGTGGGTAAATCAGTTGCTTGGCCTGTGGGTATAGGTAACAAAGGTAATGCTGGTGTTGCTGGTAATATCAGAACTACACCAGGTTCTATTGGATATGTAAATCAATCTTATGTTAAAGGTGAAATTAGAGCTGCTGAATTACAGAATAAGAATGGTGACTTTGTTGCACCAACAGTTGAGTCGGGTGCTTTGGCACTCAATGGTATTACACTCGATGAGAACCTCGCAGGGACAGACCCTAACCCTGCAGCAGAAGGTGCTTACCCCATTGCTACGCTTACATGGGTTCTTGCTTATGAAACTGGTAATGGTCGTAAGACTGAAGCCATAAAGACGACCCTATCAACTTTACTCAGCACAGAGTATCAAGAGAAGGCATCTGTGTTAGGGTATGTTCCTTTGAGAGGTGACATACTACAGAAGGCACGGGATGCCGTATAGCGAATAGGTGAGTAATATAAGTTAACATTATAGGGGTCATAAGACCCCTTTAATTTTGTTCGGTTATCCTTATGTAAAGTTTCTTTACAAGATTTAATCTTTGCTATATAATTATGTTACGTTTCTTTACAAACGAATGACAAGTTCAACATCCAATATGGATCGTTACACAACTACTGAATACGGTAAGCAAAATATGTTTGCTGCTGAACCTCAAGTAGAAGTAATCGAAAACTTTAATTACTGGGAGAATGCTGAACTAACTAATGGTCGCCTTGCGATGATTGGTTTCTTTGCAGCAATCCATAACTACATCTTGTTTGGTGCAGTTATGCCAGGCATCTTCTAGACTTAAAGGTCTTTACACCACTCGCAAGGCGAGTTACTTTTAACCCTCAATCTAAAAAGGAGCAAAAACAATGACACCCGAAGCAGAAAAGTTTAATGGCTGGATGGCCATGATCGGAATAGTAGCAGCATTAGGTGCTTACGCTACAACAGGACAAATCATTCCAGGTATCTTCTAATGGAAAATACTAACGTAGCAATTTGGAACAGAGCAAACGGTAGGTTTGCAATGATTGCGTTCTGGGCAGTAGTTGCTGCATACACAAAGTTTACATACTTCGTGTAAAACTTAACAAAACTAAATACTTACTCGTAACTTTATCAGCGTATAAAAACAAATGGGCGACTTCATAGCCGCATCAGACACAATAACGCCACTAACAGCAGTCCTCTGGGTTTTCTATCCCATGACTGCTTTAGTATTGATCGAACTTATTCTTCGTGCAATTAACGATGATGACGATGATCAAGATGGTGGCAAAGGAATTAGGATAACAAATCCACAACTAGCAACCGTACCTTCAGGAACATGATGTACCAAGTATTATTTTTAATCAGTTTAGCAACCGTAGCATATACCAATGTTGGATCTCTCGCTCTTCAATAACATACTAATTAATACTCCTGCAGGTGCTCATGGTCTGTTGGAGTTTGGATTCTTTCTAGCAGTTGGTGTGACTGCTGGATCACTGGGCATTATCTAATGATTGAGATGCTTGCCCATTGCACACCCGAACTATTCGTTGCCGTGATTAGCACTGGCACTATTATGATTTTACTCGCAATCGTTACTTTGGATGAAAGATGGAAGAAAAACAAATAGAAGTAAGAGAACAGGCAATCAAGATCCTGTATAAGAATTTTGGACAAGATGATGCAATATATAAATGTGCTGATGAGTGGTCTAAGAAACAGGTAACCACTGCAGGACTTGTCAATTATTACAAGGCATACTATAATCAGATCAAAGGAACTGTGAAAGCATGATACCTAATGTAAAATTCTTTTTGAAGGGTGATGGCGGACCGCTGATCAAAACTTCTAGAGATATATTTGATAATAAGAGAGTAGTTTTATTCTCTTTACCTGGTGCATTTACTCCTATATGTTCTACTAAAATGCTTCCAGCATATGAGAACTTATATTTGGAGTTTAAAAAATTTGGAATTGATGAAGTCTATTGTATTGCAGTCAACGATTGTTTTGTAATGGATGCATGGGCAGAAGATCTTTTCATTACTCATGTGAAGATGTTACCTGATGGTAACGGCGACTTCACTAAAGGTATGGGAATGTTGGTAGCTAAGAATAATCTTGGTTATGGTAATCGTTCATGGCGTTACTCTGCAGTCATCAATTCTGGTGAGATTGAATGGTTAAATGAAGAACCAGGTCACAGATCTAATACAGATCAAGATCCATATGAACAATCTAAACCAAGTAAGGTTCTTGAATATTTAAAAAAAGTTGCTAAATAGTAACCCAATTGGACAAAATTATGAAATTTAATTTTAATGCTATTGCTAATGCAATAAGTGTTGCTTCAGGAGTAACACTCGCTGGCATCATAGGTGTAGGATCATACGTCTATTTAAATAAGGATGCAATCATTGAAGACATCAAAGAACAGGCAATCGAATCTGTGATGGGTGGTCTTGGTACTGGTGCTGCTGGTGGAGCACTTAAGTCATTACCTGGTGCTGACCTTCCATTAGGAACTAACGATCTTCCTGCTGCTGCTCCTGATCAAGCTGCTGTACCTGCTCCACAAGCACCTGTACAGTTCTAAGACGCATATATAGGTATAGAGACTTTAGATCTATGCCTGAAGAATTAAAAGAAGAAGTCAAAGAACCAGAAGAGAAGAAGGGTGTCTTTGCAAAAATCAAAGATAAGATTCTTCCAGATCAAGACGAACAAGCTGCTATCATTAGTACATTTGTTCGCCTTGGTGTCCTTGTTTGGAGCGGTGGAATTTTGACTTTGAACTATGTGGCAATTCCAGGAGTGCCACAACAGAAAATAGATCCAACTTTTATAGCTTCGGTTTTTACTGGAGTTTTAGCTAGCTTCGGAATTCAGACAGCATCTAAGAAGGGTGACGGAACTATGAAGATGGATGCTGCTAGAGCTGCTGCTGTAGCAAATGGTAATGGTAATGGTGGAACTGTTCAGACAATTAGAATTCAACAAATGCCGTTGAAAATTATTGCTGCTGATATTCCCGATACATTAGATCCAAAGAAGGATCAAAAACCACCAACAGTATAAATAAGTTATACTAGTTGATTTACAAAAGGAAGTAAAGATGGCACTTAACGACCCAACATTAGCAAGAGTAAGAGACATTGCTGCTAAAGTGAAAGCAGGTACTACAGTATCCGCTATGGACCTTACATGGGCACAGAAGCAAGCTATCCATGACGATACTGCTGCTGCTGACCTAAAATCCGCAGGTAAATATGTCGAGGCTGCAGATCAGTAGTCCTTACTAATATTTAAATATAAAGAAATTCCTTCTTCACATTTGTGAGGGGGATTTTTTTATGCTAATATATATTGTATAGTATCGAGGTAAAAGTTATGTCTTGTGGAGATCACGAAAAAATGAATCCTGTTGTACATGCGTTACACCATGTAAAGGAGTGGGATAAAAAGATCCTAGAGAAGATAGAGAAGAAGTTTAATTTAACTCCCTATCAAAGTAAATGTGCCAATGCTGCCATTGGATTTATTATAGGAGCACTAGTATTATGATAGAACTTTTTATATTAATATCGGTAATTTATGGTGTAAGTTATGGGTTAAGAACATACCGACACCTGCCGTCAGCGAGTCCAGACAAGAAGTAGTAAAAATTACCTAAGTTGGACTAAATATTTGTGTAGTATGGGATTGAAATTATCATGCCCCTGACTCAACAAAGACATTACACTATCGGTTATCACGATACGGAACAGCATCACTATGAGATATGTGAATATGCTATGGATGCATACGAAGCAATAGAACACTCAAAAGAGGATGTCTCCTATCTAAAGGAACATCCTCATTTTGTTGACTATTGTAATCATAACCCTACAGAGATTGATAACATCTCTAGACTTATGGCTGCAGGTATCCCAATGGGACGCTAGTCATGAACAATAAAAATTTAAAACACGAAATTATGTGGTGGATGAGTAGACTTACAATAATGCTTACGTCATTATTTCTTTCTTTTAGTTTAGCAGCATCAGCATATGCTGCTGACGCAGGGATACAGATGGGTGCTAATGGCAACCTAATCTTTGAACCAAATGAAGTTACCGTTAATGTTGGTGACACAGTTACATTTACTAATGGGGATTTACCTCCTCATAATATAGTATTTCTTGAAAACCCAGAGTTATCACATCCTGATCTTGCATTCATGAGTGGAGAGCAATTCCCTGTTACTTTTACAGAAGCAGGTAATTATGAATTCCAATGCGAACCTCATGCTGGTGCAGGTATGAAGGGTGTTATTCATGTCGAGTAGAAATTTATGCTATCAACCCAATATCGTTTGCGTTTAGAAGCTATCTGTAAAGATATTGCTTCAGGAACAGAGGTCAGTCTAGACGACATGATCTGGGCAAATAAATTGTCCAAAGCAAACACCGCAGCAAGAGGTATGTTAAACACTGCAAGAAGAATGAGTACAGATCCTACTGATTCTTTTCTGAATAGTTTGAATATAGGAGACCCCGATTCAAACAATCATCGCAGGGGTTTCGGAGATCCACAAGATGTTGTGGATTGGTTCCATCAAGAACGATCAGACGATTGGAGGCAAAGAGATTGAGCGAAGTAATTTGGTCAGTCAATATAATGATAGGTATTCTTCTAGTTGCAGTAGGTATTGCAATCTACTACATATTCATGTATGATACATGGTATCCTAATGAGCACGGAGAAAACATTGAAGGATCTGAAGGTGGATGCACACATAGCAGTGCTGCACACTAAAGTAAATGCTCTTGAAGAGAAACAAAAAGAATTAACTCAGCGTGTACGTGCGAATGAGAAAGTAGTTGCTGCTGCTACCCTGTTGGGTACAGTGGCAATTGCTGTTATTGGGGCAGGATATTTTGCACCTAAGGCAGAAGCAAATCAATTCCCTAGTGCAGGTGAGATGATACAGAGTATAAGGGAACATGAAGCAGAGAAGACAAGAACTGACCCCGATGATGCTATAAATAATGCACTAGCTGATTTGGAGAATGACAATGGGAGCGATGATACCCCCAAGCAGGAAGTCATGTTACAACTTCCGAGTAACGAAGATAAACAAGGTACTGGACGGAGACACGATAGATGTCACCATAGATCTTGGATTCGATTTATACAAGAAAGAACGGGTAAGAATTGCTGGAGTGGACACCCCAGAGAAGAGGACGAGAAACCTAGAAGAGAAGGCACTTGGTTTAGACGCAACTAATTGGTTGAAGGATAAACTTACTGAAACTATTAAAGGAGAAGATGAACTTACTATCAGAACCGAACTTAAAGGTGGCGTGGGTAAGTATGGTAGGCTTCTTGGTTGGTTATATGTTGGCGAAGATAATGTATCGTTAAATGAAAAGATGATTGAAGAAGGATATGCATGGTCATATGATGGTGGTACTAAGCAAAAGAACTTTGAGGATCTGCGACAGATACGTAGAGCACATGGTACATTAATGGAAGGATAAGGCACTAAATGTAGCCTGGAGTACTGAAATGGGTATGATAACCTATTTTTAACAAATCTTTATGCTAAATAACTACGCATAACTTTCGATTAAGGGTATGAAAAAAGCATTCTTGCTTTTTGGAATGATTTTGATGAGTTCTCCGCTTGCAGCGAGAGCAGATTTAACATCTAGATTCACATCAAGTGTTCAGCTACAAGTTAATGCTGCTGCAACACAGATGCAGAGAGTGGGAAACTCTTATAGTATATCTGGAACTAATGTAGACACAACTGATGGTACAACAGCTAACACCATATCGGCTGGTGCTATAGCATCAGGTGTCTATGGTCCTGGTACTATTACTGCTACCCAAGACGATCCAGGTGAGGCGTTCAGCTTTTCAACTGCGTTCACTCAAGGTGATGCTCTTGTAACATCTGCACCTTCAGTAGGTGCTGTTAGTGCATTAAGTAATCAATTGTCTACTGGGGCTGGAACCGCAGGATCTCTTGCAGGGACTGTGACTTCGCAAGGTGCTCTGACTGTGACAGCTGGTGGAGCTGGCACAATAGCTACTGGACAATTCGTAACAGAATTACAGATGGATTAGGAGCCATGAAAAGGCTTATAACTATATTACTGTTGTTAGGTAGTACAGGTGCTGCAAGAGCAGTTCCTGTGGTCCCAAATTTCCAGCAGGGCTCAATGACGAGCCACACTGAGACCGAATCCACGGTCACTGAAACTATAAACTCAATTGACTTTAGGACAGGATGGGAATACAGCGTAACTGGGGTAGGAGTAGACAACAACGGACAGGCTTTAAATCCCCCAACATCAACATCAACCGTGACGTTAAATCCGAGTGTGGGAACGGGAGAAGGAGCAATAACAGGAAGTGTAACTTCTTCGTTCGATGCCTTAGACATGTCAGCAACAAACAACTTCACGATCCACGAACCTGGTGGAGCCTTTCAATTTACCCAGACGTATCAAGGACCAGGTATGACCAACCAGACCTTGATCCAAAGAGTAACCACTATAAAAAGTGTCACAGATACAACCTCAACCTTTACGCAATAGGTGGTATACTATTATCATTAGTAAGTCCAACAGCATCGTTAGCACAGGGAGTCGGTGGAGTTAGTGCCACTGCAAATCCGATTGCGAACAGTTCTGGAAGTGTCACAAACCAAGCTATACAGGTCCTACAAGGTCCTTATGTAACAAATACCTATGGTGGTGGTGTATCATGTCAAGGTACAACACTTAACATGACACCGTATGTTCAGTTTGCAGATTCAAGGAAAGATCCTTGGGAAGATTTTTATAACGAACCACAATATAACTTAGCAGATAACACAGGTAGAACAGTACAACAACAAGTTACTGTTAAGAACTATCCTTGGGAAACTTGGTATGATGATAGAACTTATACTGATGCTAGTGGTAATACAGTAAGATGGTTCCCTGACGGAGAAGATATAACAATTATTCAAGATGTACCTGCTGGTGACGGTGTACCTGATGCAGTACAGGATGGTAACCTTGCACCCATATGGTACAAACCTGTACGTACAGACATGAGGGCGAATCAGAGTTTCAACTTAGGACTCTCTGCTACGCTTTCAATACCATTGAACAGAGGTATGCAACGTAAGTGTGCTGAAGCTGCACAGGCACAAAATGACTTAGTTGTTCAAACAGTTGCTAACAAAAGATTAGACTTTGAAATTGCAAGATTAAAAAATTGTGGTGAACTCAAAAAAGCTGGTATATTTTTCCATCCTAATTCACCATATGCATCCATATGTGCTGACGTTATAGTAACAAATCCTGGCGGTCAAATAGTACCGCATCAACATGATCTACCTCAACCTAACTTTGAGGATTCTTCTTCTGCTTCAGACGTTTCTTCTCAGCCTTCTCCTTCTTCGAGTGATTCTTCGCAAACGGGATCGGAAGCAAACCCTTCTTCACCCGATACTGATTCGTCTTCTTCTCAGCTTCAGTCAAACGGTAAGGGCTTTTTCCAAGGATTGCGTTTACCTTGGTCATCACCTGCTTCACAGCAGGTTTCACAACCCTCAGGAGCAGATCTGCTAGGGGTTTGGCAAGTAGGGCAGACGACGCAGCAACCGACGCAATCACAGCAGTAGTTGTTGCAACTTGAGCAGAGGGTAGATACTGTTCTACTACACCTATGTCCTCATAGAGTGCTACACATATTTTTTTATTAAGGTTGTTAGGATCGGGTTGTAACTCGTGACCAACAACCTTTTCTTTTTCACTAGGTCCAACTGATCCTATCCTTGGATCTAAAGGACCAGGACAATCTGGATCACCCTCTTCTGATTCCTGTGGTGGAGGTTCTGGTGTCTCTGGTGGAGTAAGATCTCCTGTGTCTCCTGTATCAACACCACCTTCTTGTTCTGGTTGTTCCTGATATATTGTCTCCCACATTAAACTTCTAGCATCATAGTTAGGTGCAGTGAAGTATGGAGCACCAGCGTCACACAAAGTAGTCTGACCTTTAGGGTCATCGTTAACTAGATTCTTATTACTAGATGGATCTCTCTTAGCATTCTCTTTGTGTACTTTGACACAACCAGGCATATTAACGATAGGTGTACCTGCTTGAACAGTAACAGGAACTGTTGGTGGTATTGCTTGTGATGGTTGAGATACCCAGACACGAACATCATTTATATTACTATTCCTTATATTTGCAATCCTAGTACCATTAATACCTATGTTATTGATATTAGTCCCCTGAATCAATGGTATCCCTGTACCATTGACTTCAATTTTTTGAACTGATTCATTACTATTAGTTGGTATAAAGGGAATGCTCATTTTTCAGCAGCGTATAATGCAAAAGTGGAAGTAGTTATAACAGTCATCATGTTTGCTATGTGTTGTTTCACCTCAGAATTACATATCCTACCAGGTATAAAGCAACCAAATATAGTTGCTCCTACTATTGCCAACTGGAATAAGATCACAACCCTTATAAGATCAATGACTTGTTTTTTGGTATCGTTATTTTTCTTGAACAATTTCACGATAGTTACCGTTAGGATTTGGACCTATATTGCTTATTGGTCCTGAAGTTTTTGGCCATGCTTCTTTAATAGCAGCACGAACCTCATCCCGAACTACTTGTTGTAATTCAGTCAGTTCTGCTTCTCTTCTTTTCTGTGGACCGTCATTCATATTGTCGATGACATGTCCTCCACCAACAATAGAACCAGTTCCAACTACTGCGGCTGCTGTAATTCCAGTAACCGTATCTCTTAGTTCCATTAGACCTTGTTCTGCTTCAAGTTATTTATAGACATAACCCCTAATCAAATGTATAATAAATATATGTACAAGAAGTTATATTCGGAATACTTTTAATGGGAACCTTCCGTAAGTCTCTTAAGCGTGGAGATACCTCTCGTCAAATTGAGGAAAATCTTAAGAAATTAAACAAAGATTTAAAAAGAACTGAGTCAGTTTTACCTAACGAGTCTGCAGAGACCGAGGGTAAAAAGTTTGACTGGAGGAAGGAGTTTTTTCCTGCAGAGTCTGATCGTGTAACAGATGTTAAACATGCATTAGCAGAAGAAGTAAAAGAATTACGGGATGTTGTAGAAGCAAAAAAAGAGATACGTAATTTACAGAGAGTAGATAAGCATTTAGCAGGAGCAAACGCAGATTTTTATAGACTTCGTGATGAGTTAGTTGAACAGATTAATACTGATTTTAATCTCCGTGAGATTGAATCAAAATTAGATGAGATTCTAGGTGTCTATGGTAAACTTCATCAGAGAATAGATGAGGGTTTATTAAATGAACCTCCAGAATCTCAGCAGAGTGGTGATCCATTAGCACCACTTGGTCAGAAGTTTGTTACCTTTGAACAACTTAGGAATCATTACAGTCTATTCATTAATAGAATATCTAAACAACTCTCCACTCTAGGTGGCGGTGGTGAAGTTAACTTCCGTTACTTGGATGATGTTGATTGGGATGGTGCTAGTGATGATGGTAAGTTCTTAAAGTATAATCACAATACAGAGAGATTTGAATTTGCTACTGTATCTGGTGGTGGAGGTGGTGGAAGCATCGCTGGTATTGATACCACAGGTACATCATTCTTTAATAATATAAATGCTGCTGGAGTTGTAACTGCCACAGCATATTATGGTGATGGATCAAATTTAACTGGCATTGCAGGAACAACTGCTTATGCGGATGTAGCAGGGATTGCAACCTATGCAACCACTGCTGGTATAGCAACATTAGCAACTAATGCAACCTCTGCGAATGCTGCAGGTCAAGCAAATGTAGCACTATCATTATCATCAAATGCATCGGTTGATACTACAGGAATTATAACTGCTGCTCAGTTTGTTGGTGATGGTTCAGGACTGACTGGAGTTGTTGCTGCTGGATCTGGTGTTGTTATTCAAGAAGAGGGTGGTTCTGTAGGTACTGCTGCTACTCTTAATTTTGTTGGTGCAGGTGTTACTGCAACCATAAGCAATGGTGTTGCGAAGATAGAAATAAGTGATCAGGTTGGTAGTGGTAGCAATGGTGTTGTTGTTCAGGAGGAAGGATCTTCTGTTGGAACTGCAACTACTATAAACTTTGTTGGTAGTGCTGTTACAGCAACCTTCGCTGGTGGTGTTGCAACTGTTAGTATTACAGATAATGTTGGATCTGCTGGAACAGGAGCACTATCTGGTATTGATACCACAGGAACCTCAGTCTTTAACAATATAAATGCTGCTGGAATTGTCACTTCATTAGGTGGATTCAGTGGTAATATCACAGGTACTGGTGCAACATTTACTTCAATCACTGGTGCGTTAACAGGGGATGTTACTGGTACTGCTTCATTAGCACAAGGATTATCTGGATCACCTACCATAACGGTTACTGGTATTGGTGCTTCAAGTATTAATTCTACTGGTATTGTAACTGCTAGTGCATTCTATGGAGATGGATCTAATCTTACAGGTCTTGTATTTGGTGGTGGTACTGTATTCAGTGGTATTGTTACCTTCCAATCTAATGCGGAATGGGGAGAGAATGATAAGGCAGCGTTCGGTACAAATGCAGATCTTCAACTTTATAATGATGGTTCAGCATCATATGTGTCAGAGACAGGTACAGGAGATTTAATATTAAATTCAAACGGAACGAATATAAATCTTAAGTTTAATAATAGTGATCTTGCTGCTAAGTTTGAGATAGATCAGGGTGTAACTTTATATCATAATAATAATGCGAAGTTTGAAGTTTTAGGTGGTGGCACAACTACTTACGGTTCTCATCAAGCAGGTAGTTTTATTGGTAATGGATCTGGTATAACTGGATTAAGTACTTCACAACTTAGTGGATGGGAAAACATTCCAATTGGAATATCAAGTAATACTAGCATTGTTACTAGTGGAATCATTACTGCTACAGGTTTTGATGGTTCATATACTGGAGATGGATCTGCTTTATCTGGTATTGCTACACCAGGATATGTTGATGCTGCTGTTGCTGGTATCGTATCGTCAGCACCTGCAACTTTGGATACATTGAATGAATTAGCTGCAGCATTGGGAGACGATCCAAACTTCAGCACTTCAATGACCAATTTGATTGGTACAAAAGCATCTCTTGCTGGAGCAGCCTTCACTGGAAATGTAACTTCTACAGGATATGTTAGTGCTGCATCTACTGCTGGTATAGGTGGTAGGTTATATGCAAATGAGAGAGTTTATATTGGTCCTGATAATGCATTCCATTTATCTTATGCTACTGTAGGTAATCCTGTAACAGAAAGATATTGTTATATTGATGGTGGACATGCTTATGGTGATACTGTATTAAGAGTTAGACATACAAACGGTGGTAAAGTTGAGATTACTAATGCAGGTAATCTAAAGTCTGCTGTCTTTGATGGACAAGGATCTGCTGAACTCTACTACGGGGACGTTAAGAAATTAGAAACTTCTAACAACGGACTTAATGTTATAGGCATCCTTAGTGCTACTGGACAAGTAAAGTCAGATACCTTAGATATTACTGGTAATATCTCTGGTGGTAGTTCAATAACTGCTGCTAATAAGTTCTATGGTAATCTTGTAGGTAATGTAACTGGTGATTTAACTGGTGGACTTATAGG